AAATGATGTGCTATGCCCTCGGCGCACTGAACTTGTTCGATGGCATCTATGATATCCACCAGGTGTCCATGACCATCTTCCAGCCCCGCCGGGACAACGTCAGTACCTGCACCATGAGCAAAGAAAAGCTGCTCCAGTGGGCCGAAACGGTGTTGAAGCCCGCCGCGGAACTGGCGGCCAAAGGCGAAGGGGAGTACAAGGCTGGCGACCATTGCCGTTTCTGCAAAATCAAGGCGACATGCCGCAAGAGGGCTGAATATAACCTGGAACTGGCTCAGTATGATTTCGCCGTCCCGTCCACGCTTCAGGATGAAGAAATCGAAGCCGTCCTGGCCAAGGCCGATGACTTGGTGAACTGGGCCGGCGACGTCAAAGATTACGCCCTGCAGCAAGCCCTTTCCGGCAAGCAGTGGGCCGGTTGGAAATTGGTCGAAGGCCGGTCGAACCGTCGGTACGTCAGCGAAGACGCCGTTGCCGCCAAAGTAGAAGAAGCAGGCTTCGACCCGTATGAAAAAAAGCTGCTCGGCATTACGGCGATGACGAAACAACTTGGCAAGAAGCGGTTCGAAGAATTGTTGTCAGATTTAGTTGAAAAGCCGCAGGGCAAGCCAGTCTTGGTGCCGGAATCGGATAAACGCCCGGCCATGCACACCGCGGCAGACGATTTCAATATTGAAAATTAGGAGGAATTTATCATGACAAAAAAATTTACTAATCCTTGTAAGGTAATCACAGGAGTCAATACCCGCTGGTCTTATGCAAATGTTTGGGACCCGAAGTCTATCAATGGTGGTACGCCAAAGTATAGTGTATCTCTCATCATTCCGAAGTCCGATACGGAAACGGTCGAAAGCGTCCGAGCTGCTATCAAGGCTGCCTATGATGAAGGCCAGGGCAAACTCAAAGGTAATGGTCGGGTGGTACCGGCTCTCGAAGCTATCAAGACCCCGCTCCGTGACGGCGACTTGGAACGCCCTGGTGATGATGCGTATAAAGACAGCTTCTTCGTCAATGCCAATTCGGCTACCAAGCCGGGCATCGTCGATGCCGACTGCCAGCATATCCTGGAACGCTCTGAAGTCTACTCCGGCGTCTATGGCCGTGCGTCCATCAACTTCTATGCCTTTAACAGCAACGGCAATAAAGGCATTGCTTGCGGACTGAACAATCTGCAGAAAATCCGTGATGGCGAACCCCTCGGTGGCAAGCCCCGTGCAGAAGATGATTTTGCTACAGCTGACGATGATGATTTCCTGGCATAAGGAGGCGCGATTATGGAAACTATGATGAGACTGATTCTGGACGGCCTGTACTGCCTGGTTGCACTGTGCGCCGGCGGGTTCTTCGTGGCCATGATTTATACGGATATCAAAAAAGACCAGCGGGATGAAGAAATGGCCCGGCACCGGGAAGAACGGGAAGAAGAATATCATCGCAAGCAGATGGAATCCTTCCGGAAATAAGTAGTAGTGAATAGCGGCGGCGGGGCCTTGTGCCTCGCCGTTTTTTCGAGGTGAAGAGTATGAAAACCATCAGTATCGATATTGAAACGTTCAGCGATGTTAACTTGGCCAAATGCGGCGTGTACAAATACGCAGAATCGCCAGCCTTTGAAATCCTTCTCTTTGGGTATGCCGTGGACGGTGGTGAGGTACAGGTCGTTGACCTGGCGCAGGGAGAGAGCATCCCGAACGCTATCCTGGATGCCCTGACCGATGAAACCGTCATCAAGTGGGCGTTCAATGCCAGCTTCGAACGGGTATGCCTGTCGCGATACCTGCGTGATTTTGGGATGAGCCTGGACCCGTTCCATGACCATCATCCGCTTTCCCGGGACTGTGCCAGGTTCCTCAATCCGGCGGGATGGAAATGCTCCATGATCTGGTCGGCCTATATGGGCCTGCCTCTTTCTCTGGAAGGCGCAGGGGCCGTACTGAAGCTGGACAGCCAGAAGATGAAGGAAGGCAAAGACCTGATTCGCTATTTCTGTGTTCCCTGCAAGGAAACCAAGTCGAATGGTGGCAGGACGAGGAACCTTCCTCGGCATGCACCAGATAAATGGACACTGTTCAAGTCCTACAACAAACGGGATGTGGAAGTGGAAATGGCCATCCAGGAGCGGCTGAAAAAGTATCCTGTCCCGGAGCCGATATGGGATGAATATCATCTCGACCAGGAAATCAACGACCGGGGCATCGCCATTGACCGGACACTGGCTGAGAATGCTATCGCCATCGATGCCCGCAGCCGGGACAGCCTGATGGCTGTACTGAAGGAAAAGACGGGCCTGGAGAATCCGAACTCCGTTGTTCAGATGATCAGCTGGCTGGAACAGCATGGGATGAAGACCGATTCCTTGGGCAAGAAGCAGGTACAGGAAATGCTGAAGACGGCAGAAGAACCGCTTCGCAGCGTACTGCTGCTCCGGCAGAAACTGGCCAAATCCTCGGTCAAAAAATACCAGGCCATGGAGATGACGGCTTGTGAGGATGGCCGGGCCAGGGGCATGTTCCAGTTCTATGGGGCCAACCGGACCGGGCGTTTTGCCGGCCGGCATATCCAGCTGCAGAATCTTCCACAGAACCATCTGCCGGATTTGGCGGAAGCACGGGAACTGGTACGCCAGGGAAATTATGCAGCACTGGAACTCCTGTATGATTCCATCCCCGATGTCCTTTCCCAGCTGATTCGCACGGCCTTTGTGCCACGGAAAGGGATGAAGTTTGTCGTATCGGACTTTTCGGCGATTGAAGCCAGGGTGCTGTCGTGGCTGGCAGGAGAAACATGGCGTTTGGATGTCTTTGCCAGGAATGGGGATATCTACTGTGCTTCGGCCAGCTCCATGTTCGGCGTTCCGGTGGAAAAACATGGCGTCAATGGACATCTCCGGCAGAAAGGGAAAATCGCAGAACTGGCCCTTGGCTATGGCGGCTCTACAGGTGCGCTGAAGGCCATGGGCGCCCTGGACATGGGACTTACGGAAAACGAGCTGTATCCTTTGGTGCAGTCCTGGCGGTCGGCCAATCCGCATATCGTCGATTTCTGGTGGCAGGTGGATGCCACCGTGAAGACAGCCATCAAGGAACAGATCCCCATGCGGGCCGGCTGCATCCGCTTCCTCTGCCAGAGCGGCATGCTGTTCATCCAGCTCCCAAGCGGACGGCGGCTTTCCTATGTGAAGCCCCGGATAGGCGAGAACCGCTTCGGCGGGGAATCCGTCACCTATGAAGGCATCGGCGCAACGAAAAAGTGGGAACGGCTGGAGAGCTACGGCCCGAAGTTCGTGGAAAACATCGTCCAGGGCATCAGCCGGGATATCCTCTGCTATGCCATGCAGACCTTGCGGTGCTGTGCCATCGTCGGCCATGTCCATGATGAACTGATCATCGAATGCAGCCGGGATGCCAGTGTCGATGCCATCTGTGAGCAGATGGGACGTACACCTCCGTGGGCCGAAGGATTGTTGCTCCGGGCAGACGGATACGAATGTGAATTTTATCAGAAAGATTGAAATGGGGGTACTTAAAGCATCGGATTCTGTCCTGCTACTGATAGAGGACGAGTTCCTCGGAAATTTTAACGAAAGGTGGAATCCGCTATGAAAAATTTGATTCCTGAAGATGATTACGGTATGTTCGCTGACCAGAAAGGAGTAGCCAGGGTCGATAGCCTGTTTGTGGCAGCGGTCTTTGAAAAGCAGCATTACAATGTGCTGCGTGATATCGAACGTATCACTGCACCTGCTTCCGGGTTGAGTCCAGAATTCATTGCCCTCAATTTTGAGTGCAATGCCTATCGGGATGCCAGGGGCCGCAAACTGCCGCGTTACCTGTTGACCCGAGATGGCTTTACCATACTGGTCATGGGGTACACCGGAGCAAAAGCAATGCGCTTCAAAGAACTCTATATCCATCGCTTCAATGAGATGGAGCAGTGCATCCGGTCGCTTCTGTCTGCCCGGCAGGAATTCCCAATGCTGACGGATATGATCTGCCGCCTGCATGAAAGCCCGAAGCCGTACCACTTCAGCAACGAATGTGACATGCTGAACCGTATCGTGCTGGGCATGTCTGCCAAGCAGTTCCGGCTGGCAAACGGCATCGAAAAAGGGCAGAGCATCCGGCCTTATCTGACCGCGCGGCAGATCCATGCCCTGGACCGGCTGCAGCACCTGGATTACGGTCTGCTGTATTCCTGTCCGGATTTCCAGCAGCGCAAACAGATGCTCATGACCTATTACAAGACAGAACTGGAGGGATGAAGCATGTTTTACGTCAAGGAACCGATTCATGATGCCATGGAAGTCACAATCGAAATCAACGATGAGAATGTATTCTGCCGCTGCCCGGTTTGTGGCAGAGAAATCCTGGTGGATCTGGAGGAAGTTCTGGGCGATGGGAAGGGCGACCTGTTCGGGACAGCGGTCCTGTGTGAAGACTGTGCCCGGGAACTGATGGAGGTGCGCGATGGAGATGAACCCGAAGCGTAACGCCGAACATTATCCCGACCCCACAGCCTATCAGGCCATCCGGAATGCGGAACCGGCAAGGTTCCCGTTCCGGCCAGTGGTATACGTGTGTTCGCCCTATGCCGGGGATGTGGAGGCCAATACGGCCAGGGCGAGGAGGTACTGCCGCTATGTGACAAATCAGGGAGGCATCCCGCTGGCCCCGCATCTGTACCTGCCCCAGTTCCTGGATGAAAAGACGGAGCGGGACCTGGCCCTTTTCATGGATATCGCCCTTTTGTCCAAGTGCGCGGAACTATGGGTATTTGGCGATGCCATCTCGGACGGGATGCAGAAAGAAATCGAGTACGCCCGGCGCAAAAGAAAGCCTGTCCGGTATATTGAGGAGGTTTAAGAACATGGAATTTACCCTTTATACGGCAGCTCTTACGGGAGCAGAAGCTAATTGCCGTTATCCAGAGCGACGGAAAATCAGCTGTGCCGAAGATCTTGAAGCTGCGGTTGCATTTGACCATGTCTGTGTAGCATTCAAAAATGATTACCGGAAACGGGAGAATTTTCTCTCATCGGATGTCCTAGTCATGGACTGCGATAATTCGCATACGGAAAATCCTGCTGAATGGAAGACCATGGAGAAATTCTTGGCCATGATGCCGGAGGTTGCCATGGCTATCGTCCCATCACGGAATCACATGAAGCCTAAAGACGGGAAGTGTGCCAGGCCGCGCTTTCACGTCTATTTTGAGATTCCCGAGATTACAGATGAACCGTGCTATACGGAGCTGAAGCGGGCTGTTTATCACACATATCCTTTTTTCGACGAAGCGGCTCTTGATGCAGCCCGTTTCATCTACGGCTGTCCGGCTGAGAAGGTGCTGTGGCAGAATGGGAAAATGACAATCGACCAGGTGCTGAAGGCCCGGGAAGCCGGGATACACAGCATTCCCCAGGGACAGCGCAATAATACCATGAGCCGCTTTGCCGGCCGGGTCATCAAACGGTACGGAGCAACAGAGCGGGCCTACTCCATTTTCCTTGAAGAGGCCGAAAAATGCGACCCTCCGCTTGCTGATGCAGAACTCAATAAAATCTGGCAGAGCGCTGTGCGTTTTGGTGAAAAGATTGCCAGGCAGGATGGGTACATCAGCCCGGACCAGTACAATAACGATTTTGCCCGTCAGGGCAGCCTGAAGCCGGAAGACTACTCGGATATCGGTCAGGCCAAAGTGCTGAAGCGGGAATATGGTGATGAGCTGCGGTATACGGAAAATACCGATTTCCTGCGGTACAACGGTATCTATTGGGCTGAATCCCATCAGGAAGCCATCGGCGCAGCGGAGGAATTCCTGGAACTGCAGCTGGCAGATGCCAGGGACCAGATGGAAGCTGGCAGGAAGGCACTGCAGGAAATGGGCGTTGCAGCAGAACTCATCGATAAGGGTGGCCGGATGCTGGAAAAAGTCATCGAAGGCAGTCAGCAGAAAGCCTTCCAGTCCTACCAGGCGGCTTTGGCATATTATGCCTTTGTCATGAAGCGGCGGGATATGCGCTACATCATTTCGGCCCTGCAGGCCCTGAAGCCGATGCTGCTCATTCCCATCCAGGCCCTGGATGCGGATGAGTTCCTGCTCAACACGCCTTCGTTTACGTATGACCTGCGGCAGGGGATGGCGGGCAGGCGGAATCACCGTCCGGAAGATTATATTACCAAATGTACCGCTGTCGATCCCGGAGAGGAAGGGGAGACGGTCTGGCAGCAGGCCCTGGACGAGTTTTTCACGGGCGACCAGGAGCTGATTGATTACGCCCAGGAAATCTGCGGGCTTATGGCTATTGGCAAAGTGTACGTGGAAGCCCTGGTCATTGCCTATGGCGATGGACGGAACGGGAAATCTACGTACTGGAATTCCATTGCCCGGGTGCTGGGGAGCTATTGCGGCGGTATTTCTGCGGATGCCCTGACGGCGAACTGCAAGCGGAACATCAAGCCGGAAATGGCGGAACTCAAGGGCAAGCGCATGGTCATCGCGGCCGAGATGGAAGAAGGTGTCCGGCTTTCTACTTCCGTCCTGAAGCAGCTCTGCTCTACGGATGAAGTCGGCGGAGAAAAGAAATACAAGACGCCGTTTACCTTTGTGCCGACCCATACGCTGGTCCTGTATACCAACCATCTGCCCCGCGTCGGAGCCAGTGATGAAGGGACATGGCGCCGGCTTATCGTCATCCCCTTCAAGGCACAGTTTGAAGGCCATGGCGAAATCAAGAACTATGCGGATTATCTGGTGGAAGCAGCCGGTCCTGCTATCCTGCGCTGGATCATCGAAGGGGCGGAGAAGGTCATTGCCAGCGAGTACCATCTGACCATGCCGAAATGTGTGCGGGATGCTATCCAGGAATACCGCGGGCAGAATGACTGGCTCCGCCATTTCCTGGAAGACTGCTGCGATGTGGATCCATCATGCCAGGAAAAGTCCGGGGCGCTTTATACGGCCTACCGCTTGTACTGCCAGCAGATGAACGAGTATACCCGCAGCACGACGGATTTCTATGGAGCACTGGAGAAAGCCGGGTTCGACAGGCGCAAGCGGAAAGCAGGGTATTTCATTTACGGATTGAAACTGAAAGTCACAGATTTCTTGTGAGAAAAGGGAAGGGTGCAGGTCGGTGCAGGTCTATCCATAAACTCCCTTTAGGGCTGAAAAACAGGAAAAATGCCTTTAAGGAAAGTTTGCGGAACGACCTTCAACGACCTGCACCCCAGTAAAAAAGAGGTGATACCGATGCGGGAAAAAGAGATAGAACATAACCTGGTGATGGAAACCAGGAAGGCAGGCGGTATGGCAGTGAAGTTTGTTTCGCCATCGTTTTCCGGCATGCCGGACCGCTTGGTCCTATTGGGTGATGGGAAGATAGGCTTCGTGGAAGTGAAGGCGCCGGGGCAGAAGCCGAGGCCGCTGCAGCTGAAGCGGCATGCCATGCTGCGGAGGCTGGGCTACCAGGTCTTCGTCCTGGATGCCATGGAGGACATCCCTGCTGTCCTAAAGGCCATTGCCCACACGCCCGATGGGAAAGGGGGCGGAGATGCATGAAGTTTATGCCGCATGAATATCAGAAATACGCCATCGAATATATCAAGTCCCATCCCGTCACGGCCCTGTTCCTGGACATGGGCCTTGGCAAGACGGTGACAACGCTGACGGCCATCCGGGACCTGATGTATGACACCTTTGAAGTACAGCGGGTGCTGGTTGTCGCTCCGCTGCGGGTGGCGAGAGACACCTGGCCGGATGAAATCAAGAAGTGGGACCACCTGAAATGTCTTGCCTGTTCTGTCGTGGTCGGCAGCGTGGCAGAACGGCGGCGGGACTTGCGGCAGGATGCGGATATCTATATCGTGAACCGGGAGAACCTGGCCTGGCTCTATGAGAACAGCCGCCTGGAGTTCGATATGGTCGTCCTGGACGAGCTGTCGAGCTTCAAGAACGCCCAGTCCAAACGGTTCAAGGCTATGAAAGCCATGCGCCCCAGAGTGAAGCGCATCGTCGGCCTTACGGGAACGCCCAGCGGCAATGGCTTGATGGACCTCTGGGCCGAGTTCCGCATCCTGGATATGGGAAAGCGGCTGGGAAGATATATCAGCCAATACCGGAACCTGTACTTTGCGCCGGACAAGCGCAACGGCATGGTGGTGTTTTCCTACAAGCCTCTGCCGGGTGCGGAAGAAGCCATCTTTCACCAGATTGCCGACATCACCGTGTCCATGAAAGCAACAGACTATCTGGAGATGCCGGAGCTGGTAAACGTAGCGAAGGAAGTCAGCCTGAGCGAGAAGGAAAAGGAACGGTATGATGAACTGAAGAAGTCCCTGGTGCTGGAGATTCCAGGTGGCGAGATCACAGCTGCCAATGCCGCATCGCTTACCCTGAAGCTTTCGCAGATGGCGAACGGCGCCATTTATACAGACGACAAGGATGTGGTGGACATCCATGTCCGGAAACTGGATGCCTTAGAAGACCTGGTGGAAAGCGCCAACGGGAAACCGGTTCTGGTGGCCTATTGGTTCAAGCACGATAAAGACCGTATCCAGCAGCGGATGGAAGCCCGGGAGCTGAAGGAGCCGCAGGACTTCGCCGACTGGAATGCAGGAAAGATCCCCGTGGCTCTTATCCATCCGGCCTCTGCCGGACACGGGCTGAACCTGCAGCAGGGCGGTTCCATCCTGATCTGGTTCGGCCTGACTTGGAGCCTGGAATTGTACCAGCAGACCAACGCCCGGCTCTGGCGGCAGGGACAGATGGACGAGACGGTCATCATACAGCACATCGTAGCCAGGGACACGATTGATGAGCGCATCCTGCAAGTCTTGGAACACAAAGACGGAACCCAGGCCGCACTGATTGACGCCGTGAAAGCTGACCTGGGGATGACGGAAACGGGAAATGGGGGTATACTATGAAGCAGGACTTGGAAGGAGAAGAAAAGCGTATGGAAGCCAAAGCGTATCTGGAGCAGGCACGGAACATCAACATACAGATAGACAGCAAGCTGGAGCAGGTATCCGCCTTGCGGCAGCTGGCCATCAAGGCGTCATCGACACTCAGCCCGGTGCCGCCGAGCAGGACGCCCAACCCGCACCGGCTGGAAGAAACCATCGCCCGCATGATGGATATGGAGCATGAAGTGGATGAAGCCATCGACGGCCTGATCGAGCTCAAAGCAGGTATCATGAAGACCATCAGCCGGGTGCCGGATGCCCGGGAACGGGTCGTCCTGGAACTCCGCTACCTGGCCTTCAAGGACTGGGCGTCCATTGCCGATGCTCTGGGGCTTCATGTCCGCCAGGTGTACCGCCTGCATGACGAAGCCCTGAAACACATCGAGATTTCTGGCGAATGTCACTGAATGTCACTAAAGCAGCACTTGATGTCACTGGCGTCCGTAAGATATACTATAATCAGCAAGAAAAGAATGAGGGACCGAGGCTTGAACGCCATCGGTCCTTTTTTGATGCAGGAAAATAAAAGAAAGAACCTATCAGTAACTCCAGCGCAAGCTGCTGAAAACAGCGGCGGCATTCTGGCCATAGACAGGTTCTCTCTTGGCGGCAAAGGCTATGCTGGTATCTCAGGAACCAGAATCTTCTGCAGCAGCCCTCGGCACTCCCGCCGTCAACATATCCTTTGCCTGAAGAACACGGGATTTGCTGTGGGAGTACTCCTGTCACTAGCAAGCCAGACTGTTCTTGTAATCTTAGTATAACAGGTTTGTGCAGAGGAAGGAAGAATACTTTATGCCAAGAAGACCGCAGACACCGTGCAAGTATCCAGGATGTCCGAGGCTGGTACCGTATGGGAGAAAATATTGTGACGAACATGAACAGCAGTGCCAGGGCGAACGGAAGAACGTTGTGCTGCGCGGCTACGGGAGAGCGTGGCAGAAAGCCAGGAAGTTCTTTCTGAAACGTCATCCATGGTGTGTCCGATGCAAAGAGAATGGGCAGCTCGTCCCGGCAACGGTTGTGGATCATATCAAGCCGCATCGCGGCGACCCGGATTTGTTCTGGGATGAGAAAAACTGGCAGCCCTTGTGCAAGAGCTGTCATGACCATAAGACGATGACGGAAGACCGGGATATCGAGTATAAGTACTGAAAAGCAAGCGGGGCGGGGGGATGTCAATCTCTGCAGCCCTTCCGTCCATGACCGCCGCCCCCTCAAACGTGAAAAAACGCGAAATTCATAAGGGGGGATACCCGGCATCTAAAATCGAATCATCTGCTCCAGGCTATTTGGCCCGGAGCTTTTTTGTTGTGTGAAAGGAGCCTGTCATGAACGACTGCCAGCGCCGGCAGATAGAAGCCATGCGGAAGCAGGGGATGGGCTACAAAGCCATCGCCAGGAAGACCAAGCTGTCACGGGACAGCGTACGGAATTATTGCAGGTGGCACCACCTCGCCGGTTACGGCAGAGCGGTGGCGGCTGCCTTCAGAGAGGAGCAAGCGTGTGAAGACATCGGATATGGAATGGAAGATGCTGCCCATCGGCCAGCTGAAGCCTGCGGCATATAACCCCAGGAAGCAGCTGAAGCCTGGCGACAAGGAATACGAGAAAATCAAGAAGTCCATTCAGGAGTTTGGCTATGTGGAACCCATCATCGTCAATTACGACATGACGGTCATCGGCGGGCATCAGCGCCTGACCGTACTGAAGAATCTGGGCTACGAAGAAGTCCAGTGTGTCGTTGTCCATATCGAGGATGAGCATAAGGTCAAGGCGCTCAACATCGCACTCAATAAAATCACGGGTGCTTGGAACGAACAGCTCCTGGCCGACCTCATCGTCGATTTGCAGAGCGTCGACTTCAACGTCGACCTGACGGGCTTTGAAGCACCGGAAGTCGAGCAGCTCTTCTCGAAAGTGTACAACAAGAAAATCAAGGAAGATGACTTTGATGTCGACGGTGAACTGGCAAAGCCGACCGTCGCCCGGGCGGGAGATATCTGGTTCTTGGGTGACCACCGCGTCATCTGTGGCGATGCGACGCTGCCGGAAACCTATGAACGGCTGATGGCAGGGAAGAAGGCCAACATGGTGCTGACGGATCCGCCGTATAACGTCGATGTCGAAGAAACGGCCGGCAAGATTAAGAACGACAATATGCCGGATGACAAGTTCTACCAGTTCCTTTTCGCGGCCTTCGTCAATATGGAACAGAACATGGAGCAGGATGCTTCCATCTATGTATTCCACGCAGATACCCAGGGGCTGAACTTCCGCAAGGCATTCAAGGACGCAGGCTTTTATCTGTCCGGTTGCTGCATCTGGAAGAAGAACGCCCTGGTGCTGGGGCGCAGCCCGTACCAATGGCAGCATGAGCCGTGTCTTTTTGGCTGGAAGCTGAACGGCAGGCATCAATGGTATTCCGACCGCAAGCAGACGACCATCTGGGAATACGACCGGCCGAAAGCCAGCAAAGAGCATCCCACCATGAAGCCTGTAGCTCTCATGGCCTATCCTATACAGAATTCATCCATGAGCCACTGCATCATCCTGGACCCGTTCCTCGGTTCCGGTTCTACGCTCATGGCCTGCCAGCAGACGGGCCGCATCTGTTACGGCATCGAGCTGGACGAGAAGTTCGTCGACGTCATCGTCAGGCGCTACATCAGTGAATATGGGGACGCGGGTGTGTTTATCCTGCGCGGGGATGAGAAAATCCCGTATGCGGAGGTGGCAGATGATGGAACAGATTAAGCTGGGCAGCCTGTTCTCCGGGAGCGGCGGCTTTGAACTGGGCGCCATCCTGGCGGGCATCCGTCCTGTATGGAACTCGGAAATCGAGCCGTTCCCCATCCGCGTGACGACGAGACGGCTGCCATCTGTGAAGCATTACGGTGATGTGAGTGCCATAAACGGCGCACAAATCGAGCCGGTAGACATCATTACCTTCGGCAGTCCCTGCCAGGATATGTCGATTGCCGGAAAAAGGGATGGCCTTGGCGGTTCGCAGTCCTCGCTGTTCTATCAGGCAGTGCGCATCGTGAAGGAAATGAGGGAAGAAACGAATGGACAATATCCAAGATATATCGTGTGGGAGAATGTCCCTGGGGCTTTCTCCAGCAACAAGGGAGAGGACTTCCGGACGGTCCTTGAAGAAATCTGCCGCATCAAAGACCCTGCGGTTTCAGTGGCTGGCTGTGCCAGATGGCAGCCTGCGGGATGCATCCTGGGAAACGGGTACTCTGTGGCCTGGCGCGTCCTCGATGCCCAATACTGGGGCGTCCCCCAGCGAAGAAAGCGCATCTACCTTGTCGCAGATTTTGATGGACAAAGTGCCGGAAAGGTTCTATTTGAGTCCGAGGGCCTGTCAGGGGATTCTGCGCAGGGCTTCCGAGCATGGCAGGGTGCTGCCGGAGGTCTTGCGCCTGGCCCTGGAACGGCAGGCACAATCTGCCTGAATGACCAGGGCGGCATCCGAATGGATGTGACGGAAGAGCGGACGAACACCTTACGGGCAGAAGCCCATCATCCTCCGGTCATCGTCAATCTGCCGGGTCCGGTGTTTGAGAACCATGGAGCCGATGCCCGGTACAAGGGGCCGCTCTCTGTGAACCCATCACTCACGGCGCGGTACGGGACGGGCGGCAACAACCAGCCGCTGGTCCTGCAGGGCGGGGGCAACAGAGAAAAGAAAACCTATGATGTGCGCCAGACGTCAGATGGCACCCGCAATATGCGCAACCATATCTATGAGAGCGATACCTGCCGGACCGTCGACCGTTCGGGGAATGTGCCGGGGAGCAACCAGGGCGGCATCGCTGTGGTGGAGCTGACCTATAGTGCCAGCAAGAATTCCCACTTCACACGGGCGGCGAAGGAAATGGCCAGTTCCCTGGTAGCTACGGATTATAAAGATCCGCCGCTCATCAACAGCCATGCTCGTGTCCGCCGCCTGATGCCGGCAGAATGTGCAAGGCTCCAGGGATTCCCGGACTGGTGGTGCAGCCATCTGGAAACAGGGAACCCGTCTGAAGAAGACATCCGCTTTTGGAGCGATGTCTTTGAGACCCATCGGAAAGCCCTGGGGAAAAAGACAAAGCCCAAGACCCGGAACCAGATTATCAAATGGCTGAAGGAACCGTACCGGGATTCTGCGGAATACAAGATGTGGGGCAACGGTGTCGCCCTTCCCTGCGTGTATTTCGTCTTGGCCGGCATTGCCTGCTTCTTTGAGAAAAAGATGCAAAAATGATTTGCTATTATCGGCGTTCAGAGTGATATATGTACTAGCAAAACAAGGAGGTACATAGACCATGACAATCCAGACGAACCTGAACGACCGCAAGAAACTGGCTAGAAGGCTGATTCCATTCAACCATAACGAAAAGCTCCGCTATACGGGGACGCCGGCCTTTGCCTACGAAGGGCGGGGGTTCCGCATCCTTCGCAGCGGCGATATCGAATGCGATGATGAAAAGACAGAAGCCGCCATCACGGCTTTCCTGCAGGAAGCAGGCATCCTTCCGCATCCGGAACCGGCAGAAGGAACGGAACCCGGAGTGCCGCAAGAGCCGCTGGAGCAGGATGAAACGCCAGGATTGGACGCACTGCCGCATCCGGACAGGATGGAAATCAAGGTTCCCATTGATGGCATGGACGGTGCGCAGCTCCGCAACCTGGTCTTCATGCTCCACGCCCAGCAGTACCTGCTGAACCGGGCGGCAGGACATGAAAACATCCATGTGCCGGACAGGCTGGTGGAAGACTTGAAAGAAGAACCTGGTACCGACCAGACTTCCTTCTTTGCCATCTATCAGAACTATCGCAAGGAAGGGCGGGGCTTCTGGATTGCGGCAGATACGGTGACATTCTGCATTGCCGCAACCGGCAATGCCGTGAAGAACCGCGCCCTGATTGAACTAGCGGCCTTCATGGTCAGCGCAGCGAAAAAAGCGAAACGGGTTCAGACTGACACACGGAAGCCTGAAAACGAGAAGTACTACCTGCGGATGTGGCTCCTGCGCATCGGCATGGGGACCAAGGCCAGCCACGAATCGCGCATGGCCCTTCTGAAAGGCCTGAAGGGATGGAGTGCCTTCCGCACGGAAGAAGAAGCCAAGGCTCATGCCAGAAAGCAGAAAGAACGCCGGCATCAGAACCCATAAATTTTCAATTTAATTCATAATTATTCTCAAAATGACTTGCTATTGTGTGCCTTTAGAGTGATATATAGTGTACCAAAAGAACACACGCACACATAGAAAGGACAGAGAGGATTATGAAAACACTGCACTTTGGCATCGAAATGGAAATGACAGGGATTACGAGAAGCCGGGCTGCCAGCCTCATGGCCCGTTTCTTCGGGACGGAAAGCCGGCACGAAGGCGGTGCCTACGATACCTACACCGCAAGGGATGAACAGGGACGGAAATGGAAAGCCATGAACGACTCCAGCCTGGTTCCACAGAAGAAGGTGAACGGAAACATTACAGATGCTTCCAGCTTCTACCGCACGGAAGTGGTCAGTCCCATTCTTTCCTACGAAGACATCCCGAAGCTGCAGGAACTGGTGCGGATGCTACGCAAGGCCGGGGCCTTTGCCAATAAGTCCTGCGGCATCCACATCCATGTCGGGGCCGAACGCTTCACGGCAAAGACACTGCGGAACCTGGTGAACATTATGGCGAGCAAGGAAGACATGATTTACCGCGCCCTTCAGATTAACCCTTCGCGGGAAAGCCGATACTGCCGGAAAACGAACACCACCTTCCTGAAGGACCTCAACCGGAAAAAGCCGGACACGCTGGATGGCATCGCTGACCTCTGGTATCAGGAAGCCCCTTACGGACGGAACCATCATTACAACAGCACCCGCTACCACGGGCTGAACCTGCATGCCACTTTCACCAAAGGAACCGTCGAGTTCCGGCTTTTCAACGGGACACTCCACGCTGGGGAAATCAAGGCATATATTCAGTTCTGCCTGGCCGTCGCTCATCAGGCCCTGGCCCAGAAGAAAGCCTCGGCCCGAAAGACCGAAACGGACAATGAGAAATACGCTTTCCGGTGCTGGATGCTCCGGCTCGGACTCATCGGTGACGAGTTCAAGACCTGCCGACTCCACTTCCTGAAACACCTCACAGGCAATTCCGCATGGCGCAATGCCGCCGCTTGAAGGGGATAGCCTTACGGGTAGCTTCGGCTGCCCTTGGGGTGGTAGAAGGGCAATCCCTTCAGAAAGGATGAGAGCGATGAAACAAAGAATCTACATTGCCTACGGCAGCAACATGAGTGAAGTACAGATGGCAAGACGGTGTCCTGACGCCGTTCTTTCAGGGACGGGCCGAATCCGGGGCTATGAACTCCTCTTCAAAGGTTCCCTGACAGGATGTTACGCCACTATCGAGAAGAAGGCGGGTGCCTTCGTGCCGGTTGTTTTCTGGCGCATTTCTCCGGCGGATGAACGGCGGCTCGATGCCTATGAAGGCTTCCCGCGATTCTATTATAAAAAAGAAGTGGATGTGGAAACAGATGACGGCATCATCAGCGGTCTTGTGTACATCATGCACGAAGACCGGCTGTTCGGTATTCCGGAGGACTGGTATTATCAGAACATGGAGCGGGATTACCGCAGGTTCGGTTTCGACCTGTCCATCCTGCGGGCCGGCCTACGGCACAGCCGGGAACGGATAGAAGGAACGCGGGTCCGGCTTATCGCCATGGATGACAGGCAAGCTCCGCCCAAGGGAACTGAAGGCACCGTCCAGTTCGTCGATGATGCCGGGATCATCCATGTACAGTGGGATACGGGCAGCAGTCTTGGGCTGATACCCGGAGCTGATGAATGGGAAGTCATCGAATAAGATGCATAAATATCGGATAGGCAGTCAGCGTCGAACTGTTCGAAGACAATGGCCACGCCATCGAATGGGTCATGAAGAATTAAAAAAGAGAACCAGAGGGGAACGCAGATGCGGTCCCCTCTGTCGTACAGCCCGCAAGGGCTTTTTTATTGGGAGGTGAGCGCCATTGGCTGTACGAGGAAGAAAACCGAAGCCGACGGCGCTCAAGGTGCTGGAAGGCAATCCCGGCCATCGTCCCCTCAATAAGAAGGAACCCATACCCAAGGGTAAATTGCCGCGCTGCCCGGACTGGCTGGAATACGATGCCAAGAAAGAATGGAAGCGGCTGGGGAAAGTCCTCGCTGAGATGGGGATGCTGACCAATCTGGATATGATGGCCTTTGCCGGGTACTGCCAGGCATATGCCCGATGGAAAGGAGCGGAAGAGTTCATCACCCAGCATGGGGATATGGTGCGGACGCCGAACGGCTACCTGCAGCAGGTACCGCAGGTATCAATTGCCCAGACGAACCTCAAGATCATGCTGAAATTCTGTGAGCAGTTTGGCCTGACCCCGTCAGCCCGGAGCCGCATGATTGGGGAAGAGAACGGGGCAGAAAAAGAAACGGATGAAATGGAACTGCTGTTAAGGGGGTGACAAGTTTGGCATTTGTATATAAGCCGTCAGCGTTCATGCTGCCGGATTCCCATTACGACAAGGACAAGGCCGACAGGGCGGTTGCCTTCATCGAGCATCTCTGTCATACCAAAGGCAAATGGGCCGGGCAGCCGTTCTTGCTCCTGCCGTGGCAGGAACAGATTGTGCGTGATCTCTTCGGCATCGTCAAGGAAAACGGGAAACGGCAGTTCCTGACGGCCTATATAGAGATTCCAAAGAAGAACGGGAAAAGCGAGCTGGCTGCAGCCATCGCCCTGTACCTTCTTTATGCCGATAACGAGCCGAGTGCCGAAGTGTATGGTGCGGCCTGTGACCGCAACCAGGCTTCCATTGTCTTTGATGTGGCACGGCAGATGGTCGAGATGAGTCCGGCCCTGATGCGCCGCTCCAAGATACGGACGGCGGGCAAGCGCATCATCAATTATCGCAACGCCGGGTTCTACCAGGTGCTGTCGGCGGAAACCGGGACCAAACACGGACTCAATGTGTCGGGCCTGGTCTTTGACGAAATCCACGCCCAGCCGAACCGCAAGCTCTATGATGTCCTGACCAAAGGCTCCGGCGATGCCCGGGAGCAGCCGCTCTTCTTCATCATCACCACGGCAGGCAATGACAAGAACAGCATCTGCTACGAACTGCACACAAAGGCCCTGGACTTGATGGCAGGCCGAAAGAAAGATTCCACCTTTTACCCCGTGGTCTATGGCCTGGAACATGAGGAAGACTGGACGGATGAAGCCAACTGGTACAAGGCGAACCCGTCCCTGGGTCATACCATACAGATTGACCGCGTCCGGGAAGCCTATCGGAATGCCGTCGAAAATCCGGCGGAGGAGAATGTGTTCAAGCAGCTCAGATTGAATATCTGGACTTCGGCCAGTATCCGCTGGATACCGGAACAGGTCTATGACAAGGGGAATCTCCCTATGGACCGCGATGCTCTGCGGGGACGGCTGTGTTACGGCGGACTGGACTTATCCAGCACGTCGGATATCACGGCCCTGGTCTTGGCCTTCCCGCCACGGACGGAAGAGGAGAAATATATCCTGCTGCCATTCTTCTGGCTGCCGGAAGACACACTGGAACTTCGCTGCCGGCGTGACCATGTCCTCTACGATGTCTGGCAGAAGCAGGGCTTCATCCAGACGACGGAAGGAAACGTCATCCATTACGGCTTTATCGAGAAGTTCATCGAACGTCTGGGGGAAACGTACCACATCCGGGAAATCGCCTATGACCGCTGGAACGCCACCCAGATGGTGCAGAATCTCGAGGACATGGGCTTTACCATGGTACCTTTTGGCCAGGGTTTCAAGGATATGTCGCCGCCGTCGAAGGAGCTGTTCAAGCTCCTGATGGAAGGGAACATCATCCATGGCGGCAATCCCGTTCTCAAATGGATGGCCGGCAACGTGGTCATGCGCCAGGACCCGGCGGGGAATATCAAGCCGGACAAAGAAAAATCCGTCGAAAAGATCGACGGAATCGTGGCGTCCATCATGGCACTGGATCGGGCCATCCGTAATGGAATGGGCGGGAACAGTATTTATGACGAACGAGGGATTATTGCATTTTAGAGTAGTTTCACTCGTCATAAAGCCATGATTTTCAGTTTAAGGCATAAAGGTTAATAGATCTAGAAAATATCGTGCTTTGTTTCAGGACCCGATTCTCTTAAGATTGTCCATCCATCAGGAACTTTATACTCAGTCAGCATAGTTATAAATTCATTTTTTAGTGTTTCGCCGCACTCTGTGAATTCTGTTATGTGCTCCCGCATGAATTGCTTATCTAACTTAATGTATTTCGCGTTAGAAAGATTCATGTTTTCATATTTTTTCTCAAACTCAGCTTCTACGGCTATACCTTGCGGGCTGGCTATTTCTGAAAAGCATGGATATTGGAAAGGAAAATCCGGATGATGAAGTAATTCACTGAAAAATTTTTCAAATACATACATTAAGTAGGCAACGGGCATTTCCTGATGTAGCTCTGTACCATACTGTAAGCCGCTATTCCAATTTGAAATCTTTACGGTAAAGAGTACCGAATCATCTAAGTTTTCATTACTATAGTCGCTGATTTTGATGGAAAACTTTTCAGTTCCTGCTTCAATGAAAAAATCGTACGGTTTGTGGTGTCTTAGTGCATTGTATGTTTGAACCATGCTTGGAACACTATCCTCCAGACATTCATCAAAGGAAACTTTTGTATAAGTACACGGCGGCTGAAAGAAAAGAATTGTCATATAACCATAGGTAAGATCATCAATCTTGCAATAGCCATACGTGTATTTAAACTCTAATAATTCTTCCTTTGTCATATTTGATCACCCTCCGTCACTATGGGAAACTTTTCATTTTTGAAAAATCAGATATCCGACGAATCTATTATAACAATCACTTGGTTTATTAGGAAGGAGTGGATTATGAGCATCTTTTCCAAACTGTTTCATACCAGGGATAAGCCACAAAACTATTACACCGGGACGGATATGCATTACCTGTTTGGACGTTCATCCAGTGGTAAGCAGGTCAATGAGTTCACAGCCATGCAGACGACGGCAGTGTATGCCTGCGTCCGCATCCTGGCGGAAACTCTGGCAGCCCTGCCGCTCCAGCTGTACCGTTACACGCCTGGCGGCAAGGAGCGGGTCTATGACCATCCGCTGTACCATCTGCTCCATGATGAGCCGAATCCGGAGATGACTTCGTTTATCTTCCGGGAAACGCTCATGAGCCACCTGCTCATCTGGGGCAATGCTTACGCCCAGATCATCCGCGACCGATTAGGGCGGGTACAGGGACTATACCC